GACGTAACCACTCACAACTAACCGAAACCCGCGAACCTTTATACTGCCAAATGCTCCAAGCCTTTAATGCTCGGATGGAAGCGATGGAACTGGAAAAGGTGGCGTAAATTAAAAACCCCAAACGAAATGAAACCCGTAAACAACAAATCACTACTACACTTTATTTTCGATCAGATGGAAAAGTTAGACAACGCATCCATCACAGTTGAACAAGCAAAGGCACAAGCGAACTTAGCCAAGCAAGCTAACAACTCACTTAAATACGAATTGGATAGAGCCAAAGTATTAATGGAGATGTCAGAACACAAAAAGCAAACTGGAGATGTAATTGAACTTCGAGAGGCAGAAGGTAAAAACTTTGACTGATGAGCAAAAAGATAGAAGTTCTGCAATATCAAAAGGCAGTTGAAGCATTATCGAAAGCATTGCTTTATGCTCCACATTTAAAGAATTCGATTGAGCCAGCTATTGATAACTGTAAGATTTTGATAGATCGTTATAATGCAGAAGATTATAGCATTCACAATAGAACTAAAAAAGAACTTGGAACAATTAGATCAACTTTAAAAAAAGGAGTTACTGCTAATTTTAAAGAAAAAGTTTTAGAAGATTCTGAAAGAGGGTATTTTCTTTTTGACAAGACAAGAGAACTTTGTGAAGCTACTGTAATACCCGATCACTTGATTGATTCTAAAATTCAAATTTCAAGAAGGTTTCCAGTGTCTTATCTAAAGTCAGGAACGTATGAATTTGAACTTAACGCATATCTTAACACCAAATTGTTAGAATGTTTTTTGAAACAACACGCTGATTTTATTAGAGAAAATCTGATTTAATCTTTATCTTTACAGCACGTTCAGAGGTCAGAGCCTGAAACGACAAAGAACTTTACCGCCCTATACGGGCTGCGTTGACAAAGTAGTTTATGCTACTAAGTCGCTCTGACCGCAGCTTGTATAGGGTTTTTTTATTGCCATGAAGAAATCTTTTTTGATGTATGCAGATGGTTACGAAACCTTGAAGTATTTAACAGACGAGCAACTAGGTAAACTTACTCGAATGATGTTTGAATATTTCTTGAATGGTAACACCTGCGATCCGTCCGACCCCTTGTTCTTTGTGTTCAATCCGATCAAACTGCAAATGGATCGTGATGTAGAAAAGTATTCTAAAGTATTGGAAGTCAGGCGTGAATCAGGCAAAAAAGGAGGTGAAGCAAAAGCTAGCAAAAGCTACCAAATGCTAGCAAATGGTAAGGATAGCTTAGCAAACGTAGCAGATAAAGATACAGTTACAGTAAAAGATACAGATACAGATACAGATACAGAGAAAGTAAAAGATAGTATTGTTCGTTCCGAACCTAAACCAAAATCTTTTAAGCAATGGACGGTCGAAGATTTTAAAAACTCAATAGCGGATAACAGACTGAACTATACATCCGAAATGCTTAACTCATTCTTTGGATATTGGACTGAACTAAACGCATTGGGTAAACCGAAATTCACAACCGAAAAGACTTGGGAAACACATAAAAGATTAAAACGGTGGCACGACAACAATAACAAATTCACTCCGACAAAACCTCAACCAACTCAATTTAACAGATCATCAGCGAACCATTACGTATGATAACATCACAAGAACTCGAAGAAAAGATCATAGCGATTCTATTATCTTCAAACGATCACAAAGACGAAATAATCGTTCAACTTAAATACGAATATTTTACAGTTGACCGATATAAGAAAGCATTTGAAGTAATCAAACGGCTGCATAAGAAACAGCAGCCCATCGACATCGCTTTCTTAAACCAAGAGAATAAACTTGCCAAACTTTTAGAAACGTCCGACATCATCACTATTACTCGGTCACTTGATAAGGTTGTTTCGGCTTTCTTTGAACCACACGAAGCGATCATTGCAGAACTTAGAAACATTTACCTTAAGTCGCAAATTCATCAGATCATTACAGAAGAATCAATCGGACTGTACGACAGACACGATGCAACTATAACCGCTTCGGAAATGGTTAAACGGCTCAACGAACTTATGGACACTGGGATGACTGTATCGAACATCATTACAACAGCCGACCTTGTTAAAGACGAACGGGAAGCATATTTCAGACGGCAAGAACTGAATCGGCTTGGCAAGACAAGCGGGGTTGATACTGGACTGAAAGCACTCAACAGATTTACGGGAGGATGGCAACCTGAGTTTATAATCTTAGCAGGTCGTCCTTCGATGGGTAAAACGGCTCTTGCACTATTTCACGGAATCCAATCCAAAGAAGCTGGGATATATTTCAATCTCGAAATGAACCCGTCACAACTTTGCCAACGTCTTATCCTTCAAAACGCAACGGGCAGCATAGATTCGAAACGGTTACGTGACGGCAATCTTAATCAACCTGAACTGCACGTATTTGAATCTACCATTGGACACGTTGAGAAAATGCCATTTACCATCTACGATAAGCCCCGTTGTGGTGTTCACGAAGCGATCAGGGTTATTAGGCAACAAGTCAGAAAAGGACAATGCAAATGGGTTATTATTGACTACTTACAGTTAATGACATTAGAAGGGTTTAGAGGCGGTAACCGTGAAGCAGAAGTAGCGGAAATCAGCCGAACGCTTAAAGCCGCTCAAAAAGAACTGCAAATACCAATTATTGCACTATGCCAACTTAACAGACAAGTGGAACAACGAGCGGATAAAAAACCGATGCTTTCCGATCTTCGTGAATCGGGATCACTTGAACAAGATGCGGACACTGTTTGCTTCGTTTGGCGTCCATCGTACTACAACCTATCCAACGATGAAGGAAAACCATACACGAACGAAACATTCTACCTATTTGAAAAGCATAGACAAGGATCAACGGGGACGGTTGAGTTTAGAAACAATGAAACCGTTACGACCTTTTACGATGCGAACCAAGAACCGATGACATCGATGTTACCAGTGCAAATTGAATCAACTTCACTAAACCATATCCGAAACGAAAATGAAGATTTACCATTCTAAAGAGTTTGTTAATGTCGATCTTAACAAAGCGAAATTTATCCTTGAACTTCAAGCCCTAACCGATGCAGAACTCGCACATCACTTTCCGAAACTTGCCGCTAAACTTGATCGGGACGGGATTATTAAAGCGGTGGTGTTCGGGGTTGAAAAATAACTAAACGATGAAAAAGATAAAAGTATTGAACCTTTACGCTTGTCTTGGTGGCAATCGTTACAAGTGGGATGAAGTGGCTGACATTGAAGTTACAGCGGTCGAACTTGACTCCGAACTTGCTAAGATGTATCAAGATCGTTTTCCGAATGACAAGGTTGTTATAGCTGATGCACACCAGTATTTACTTGACCACTTTAAAGAGTTTGATTTTATTTGGAGTAGCCCGCCTTGTCCAAGTCATAGTAAGGCTGCATTTGGAGCAAGAAAAAGCGATAACAGTAATCATAAACCGGTTTATCCTGATATGACTTTGTATCAAGAGATAGTTTTCTTGCAGCATTATTTTAAAGGAAAGTATTGTATTGAAAATGTAGTTCCTTATTACGAGCCTTTAATTAATGCACAAAAAAGAGGGAGGCATTTATACTGGGCTAACTTTATACTTCCAACTAACTTAGGAGAAAGAAAGTCTATTTCAATGGAAAGTAAAAACGAAGTTAATCAATGGTGCGATTTTCACAAATACGACTTTTATAAATACAAGGGAGAGCAAAGGATTGATAAGATAGCCCGTAACCTTGTTGACTACGAAGCTGGCAAAACGATCTTTGAAACAGCGGTCGGAATTGTGCGGAAAAATCAAGCGAATCAGATCGGGTTGTTTGATGAGTTTAAATAAATTTTCGGTTCAGTGTTGTTCGTGTTGTTTATTTGTGTACGTTTGTGGAAAGATAAAGCGATATGACAACAGAAGAACTAATAAAGCAAGAAAAAGAGTTGATGGAATATCTTTCAGCTAACAGGCAAAAGCAAAGAGAATTGAATCAAATTGCTTTTATGGATAAGCATAAAGTTTACATTGGAGATTGTGTAGAGTTTATAGACGGAAAGTTCAAAAAAACTGGCATGATTTCAAGCCTAGAGTTTAGCGGTGTTAATCCAAGTTATTACATATGTACTTTGTTTAATTCTGACGGAAAGTTAGGCAAACGTGAAGTAAGAATTTGGCATTCTTCAATGAATACTTTAAAAGTAATTAATTATCAAAACCAATAAGACAATATGGCACGAAACAAGAAATACATTGAAGCAACTAAGCACCTGACCAAGCGAGTTCCTGCCAGTCAGTTGAGTAAATGCCACGAGATAATTGATGAGTACCTAACCCCATTTGAAGCACCGAAAGTGGATAAAGAAGAACAACCCCGTAACACCCCGACCAATGACCACCCAAACCAACCTTGACCTGACCGACAAGCAGCCGACCGCGTTGATGCGACTGGAGGCGGTGGTGAAAGAAATGTTTGTACCCGAAACAACTCTTTGGGTTTATAAATATGGCTACAACTCCGCACTTAAAGAGGTCTTATCTGTAATTGAAGCAATGAAAGAACCCGAACTTGCCGACCTGAAACAAGCCTTTTCCGATGGTTACGTACAGACCGAATCCGCTGAAACGTGGAGTAAGAAGTGGGGAGTGAATGAACAATTTTAAATAAAAAAACAATGTATCGAAACATACTTAAAAAACTCATGATTATCATAACCGTATCGAATGTAGAACGGGAAAAGAAAGGATTAAAAAGATTGGGAAAAGGTCATTATGAAGCACATAGACTTAATCCATATAACCCACTTAGTTACGTGTTTTTTATCTTTCTGCTTATCGTTGGATTTATTCTTTTCGGTATTGTCGGATTCTTTAAAGAAGTAGAAACATTAAACCCTTTTAAGTGGAACTAACCAACCATAAACACAACGAACAATGACCGAAACGATTGAACAAGCGGCTGAGAGGTACGCTAAAAACAAAAGCAGTTCTGATGTATTCAGACAAGCGCACATAGAAGATTTTAAAGCGGGATGGAATGCTCGCGATTCCCAACCGAACCCGCATAGGATAACGCTCGATCAATTTTTACAAGTCGAGTTTTTAAAAGATACTGGCAATATAACACAAGTCCGCATGGTCGAAATCCTCAACGAGATCGCAGCGGGGAAGCACAAAGAAAGGATTGAGATATGAAAAAGACAGCAGTTAACTTTCTGATCGAACAGATTACAAGCCTTGATATGTCGAACATAAGCGATGAGCAATGGTTCGGAATAATCGGAGAGGCAAGAGCAATGGAACGCCAACAGATAATTGATTTTGCTGAAAACTTTTCAATGCAAGACCATTGCAAGTTAACAGCCGAACACTACTACACCCAAACATTCACCGAACCCAAAAACGATTGAGATGATAAAGACCGTTGACTGCTTTACTGTAATTTGCGATAATTGTGGTAACGACGCTATGGAAGGAAGTGAGTATTCTGGATTTGGAGATAAAGATTACGTTTTAGAATGCGCACATGAAGCAGGATTTATTGACCACCAACACAATCATTATTGCTCAAATTGCTATGAGTATGATGATGAAGATAACATTGTAATCAAACCGAACTAACCCTTTCTAACCCATGAATAACTTTCCCCATCCAATTTCTATAGTGATAATCGTACTGCTGCTTTTTGCTTTATGGTTTACTAACAGCCATCCTACACATGAATCTCAAAGAGCCTTAATGTGTGAACAAGAAACAGCCAAAGCGTTTGCTGCTGCTGCTGAATACGCAGATCAAAACGCAGCCTTAAAAAAATCAAACGATTCGTTAAGAATTGAACTATCCAAACTGAAATAACCAACCCATGAAAACCCACCTCACCCAAACCGAATCGCTCACGGTCGTAATTGACGATAAAGAAATTACCGTTACCGCCCAACAACTGCTTGGACTGAAACAAGCCGAAACAACCGATCCTGATGAGAAGTATCGGGTACTATGTAACGAGTTGATACCGACTTATCAAGTTATGGGAATGTCTTGTGCATCCCAACTCTCCGCCCAACGTGTACGAACCTACATCAAGATGCTTAACATCGCGGCTAAACTGAACGGGGAGGCGGATTGGAATGAAAAAGGTGTTGATGGTTGGTTTTTTGAATCTGATTTAATAGTGATTAAGTTAGTAAAATCTTCTTGTAGTTGGAGAAGTTGTAACATCAAATTCCGCACCGAAGAACTCGCCCTCGAAGCCCTGACCTACCTAAACAGCGAGGACAAGATCGCAATGTTCGGAACGGATAAGGTGAAGGAGGATTGATATGAAACAACTTAAACCACTTGAACTATCCGACTTTGAATTGGTCGAACTGAAATCAACTAACAGCCTTTCTGAAACGCCACACTGTAAAAAGCATGGTGCAATGAACAAGGTTAGTGCTGACGGGTTTTGGAGGTGTATATCTACGGTCGCAATAGGTAAAGACAACAACTGTCGGGCTGGATGTATTTATTGATTTTTAACTTACCTTTGTAACGTGAAGATGCCGAAAGACGTAACACTAATTGAGATCATCGTATTTGTCCTGCTCTTTGCGTTCATGTGCGTTGGTTTAAACTTTATGATTAATTGATATGGCAGCACACATAGGAAACAAGTTTTGGGAGTTAAGGCTTAAACACGGTCGTAATTCAAAGATTGAAACACCTGAACAACTTTGGGAGAACTTCATTGAATACGCTGAATATTGCCACAATAACCCACTAATCGAAATTGATTATCGTGGAAAGGATGCTGTTCAAGTTGAAGTGCCTAAAATGCGTGCAATGACTAAGGGTGGTTTTGCTTTGGCTTGTGGTTATTCTAAATGGGATGACATTGTGTATTACAAAGACAAGAAAGATTTTTCCGCAATCGTTACACGTATAGAGGCTGCAATCTACGAACACAAGTTCATTGGGGCTGCTGCTGGCTTTTTAAATCCGAACATCATCGCCCGTGATTTAGGACTTACCGAAAAGAAAGAAATTGATGCAACTGTTAACGCTCCATTAGTGATAACGCTCGATAGTGATAGCACTAACCAAGAAACAAAGTGAGGCGTATAAAGCAGCGACAAGTGGCAACTATCAGGTAGTAATATTTGGAGGGGCTATTCGTGGCGGTAAGACTTATTGCTTACTGACTACATTCATATCACTTGCTTTAAATTACAGACGGTCACGGTGGGTAATCATCAGACGGTCACTACCTGACTTAAAACGAAACACTTTGCCCTCGTTCAATTCTTTACTTGACAATGGAGTAAGGCATCACATTAAGTCTTGGAACGGTGACACGCACGTACTGACTTTCACGAACGGATCGGAGATAATGTTTATGGCTGAATCTTTTGAAACCGATAAGGACTTAAACAGATTTAAAGGATTAGAGGCGAACGGCTTTGGATTCGAAGAGATCAACGAATGTCAGGAAGCAGCGTTTTATAAAGCAATCGAACGGACGGGAACGTGGTTGAATGCAGATGGTAAGCCTCCGATGGTAGTAATGGCAACTTTAAACCCCGCTCAGAATTGGACAAAGAAGTTGTTTTACGAACCGTATCGAAACGGCAAACTCCCTGCAAATTGGATTTACATACCATCGTTTATAACCGATAACAAGTACATACCACAAACATACATTGACAATCTGAAGTCATTGCCGCCCGTTCAATATGCTCGATTCGTTGAGGGTGATTGGGATGTTATGGAGGCTGTTGATAACCCGTTCCTTTACAATTGGAATGATGACAAACACATCGACAATTCGATACAGTTAAACCTCAACCGACCAGTAATATTTAGCATCGACTTTAACGTAGAGCCGTTGTGCGGATTGGTTATTCAGATGGACGGTAGAGATACTTACATTGTCGATCAGATACGAATCTCAAATGGTGACATCAATAAACTTTGTGAACGTATCTTGTCGGTCGTTGGAGAAAATAGACGCGGATTGATAAAGATAACTGGCGATAATACTGGCACGAAACGAAACAGTTATTCAATGGAGAACCTTTCCGCTTTTGCCTTGATTAAACGAACGTTGAGGTTATCAGACAATCAATTCGTAGTGCCACGAAACCCACTGCACACTAACAGCCGTGTTGATTGTAATTCGGCACTGTATAACTTGAAGATAAAAGTCAACGCTCATAAATGCCCGAACGCAGTAAACGACTTTAAGCGGGTTAGGTGGGATGGTGACCATATCATCAAGGCAAACCGTAACGATCCAGACCAGCAAGCCGATCATTTGGATAATTTTCGCAACTTTGTAAACGCATTCCTTAAACCCTACTTATGATCTCAGTCGAAACCCATTCAAGCTACTATCTTAAACTCGTCACGCCACAACTCAACTATTTCTTTTCAACAAACTTCGGTTGGATATGTAAAGGGATGCCGTTTGAATTTAAGTCGATGGTCGATGACAAGAAAGAAATCAGCCGTCTTGAAATATTGGTACACGCACACGCATCAGAATACCAACTGAAACAATTTAATGCGTACCTTTCGGCAAAGAAACTACAAGTAAAAGCACAATGAGCGTTTGTAACACTTGCTATAATGGCGGCACTATTCCGAGTTGTGTTGCTTCGATTCAATTCGGTACGGTTGAGGTCGATACGACTTACAACCTATGGATTCAGAACAATGCTACCCAAGCAATTCAAGGCGCATCAGTTGAATCGGATTCGGACGGTGTGGTTAGCTTCGATGACTTCCTGATAGATCCGCGTTCGGCTTATACATTATGGTTGACAGCCGATCAAGAAAGCCCGAACCAAACACGTATCGACATAACTGTTGGTGAAGATGTTTACACGTCCATTTGTTTCGATGTGGTAAAATCGTTTGATAGTTTAGATGTTGTTGCAAATCTTACCGAATGAAACGCATTAGGAATATTCTTTACGGCTGGTGGCTGTTAATGATCGACACACCTAAATCGTGGCTGTTAAACGCGAAACGAAAAAAGCATTGTCAAGTCTGCCCGTTACGAAACAAATACTTAAACGTCTGTAATGATTGCGGGTGTTTCCTGCCTGCTAAAAGACGAGTTGAAGAAGAACAGTGTCCACAAGGTAAATGGTAAGATATGGCTACTTGGGTACGTCTGAAATCAAACTTATCGCAGTTTACAATTAGCGATGATCCGATACTTAACGAGTCTCAGAGTATTGACTTGGGCGAGGTCTTTGTCAATATAAACTTTGATCTTGTTACCGATTGGTACGAACACGATGGTAAGATTTACCTGACACATTTAAACGATATTGAATATAAAATCTTTTATGGCACAACTGATGAAGTGGAAAAACAAATTCGCAAAGGCACTATCACAAATCTTTTCAAAACCAGCTAAACACCGCAATCAATCGATGGTGTTTCTGTTCGAAAAGGATGGGCATAAGTATTACAAGTTCCCAAAGAATACCAACTTACCGCTTGATCGATTCAGTGAGATGATGGCTTTGCAGGAGTTGTTATCTTCAGGATTGTCGGGTGGTGAAGTTGAAAAGATATTGGAGGTAATGGAGAAAGCAATTCATTCAGGACTTGCCAATCCACAGAATAGTGCAGTTATATCAACGTGTGTGCATTTAATCAGGCAGCGTAAGAGTAATATTGTACACCGTGACCTACTGCTTAACATAGCTGCGATTTGGATTGTAAGGGATGACGAACCAATCGAATCGATCACACTTGACATACACAAATCTAAACTCGAAGTATTTGAGCGAATGACTAAGGAGGATTCGCACGGTTTTTTTACGAGTTTGGAGTTACCGCTTCTCGTTCCATTAGTGAATATGTCGCCAACAGACTTCAAGGAATTGTGGGAAAACAACGCCAATCAAATGAGAGCCTTAACGCAACAACTAACCTTACTCAATTCGAACTTGGTTACATCAAGTCCAAAATTAAAGCAGCGTTCGATGAACAACTGATGGCGTTATGCGATGGTGACGTGCAAGAATTTAAGGAATTGAAACGGTCGGACATAGCGACTTATTTGCTTAAATTTGAGGACTACTATAAGCGCAATGTCAAAGAAAGCAATAATTGAGTTAGAACTGAAGGCAGACGGCTATAAGGCTGATGTTGCAGAAATTCAGAAAGCTAACACCACTATAAGCGATTCGGCTACTAAGGCAGCAAATCAAGCTACTGAAGCCTATACACAAACGGGCAAGGCGGCTAAGGCTGCGTTTGCTTCTACTGAGGTACAGAAGGCTTTGACCGATCAAAATAATTCGGTTAAGACCTTGACGGCTTCATTGGATAAGTTAGCCAAAGAAGAAATCGAACTGGTTAACGCCAATAAGCAAGCGACTGAAGCGTATAAGAACAATCGAGCAGAAGCGGAAAGGGTACGCTCGCAAATAGCACAACTTACTAAACAGACCGAAAGCTATAACAAGGCAAACGATAATACCGAAAAGAAAAGTAAATCTTTGACTGGTCAACTTCGGGCAATGCGTCAAGAACTTTCTTTATTGGAGCAAGAAGGTAAAGACGGAACGGTTGAATTTAATAAGTTAGCCCAAGCGGCGGCAAGGTTAGAAGATCAGATAGGCGATACCCGGGAACGGGTTAGGGTGTTAGCTTCTGATACTTTTGCTTTTGATGTGGCTATTGATGCAACACAAACTTTGGCGGGTGCGTTTGGTGCTGTTCAAGGTGCAGTAGGTTTATTCGCTGAAGATAACGAAGAACTGCAAAAGACAATTGCTAAGACTAATTCTGCATTGGCTTTGCTCAACGGATTACAACAGATCAATGCGTTTGTAACTGGTCAAAGTGCTGCAAGAATAGCATTAGCAACAACTACACAAGCTGCTTATACTGCTGTCGTAGGAACGTCAACGGGTGCGTTAAAAGCGTTTAGATTGGCTTTGGCAGCAACAGGGATCGGATTGATCGTTATTGGATTGATCGCATTGGTTCAGAACTTCGATAAGGTCAAGAAAGCATTTAGCGACTTTGCCGAATTAAAACCCGAAAACACATTTTTGCGGATCGGAAAAAGTATAATTGATACTGCATTAGCCCCGATCAATTTGCTTATTAAAGGAATTGAGAAGGTTCAAAACTTAATTGATCCAGCGAAAGAAGTACAAAAGAATAAAGGTGTTGTTGAGGCTTTTATTAAGGCAGAAGAAAGACGAGTAGAAGCACGGGCGGCGGCTATTGATCGAGCGATTGCATTGGCACAGGCAGAAGGTAAAGAAACGGTTAAACTCGAAATAGAAAAGGAACAATTGTTTATTGACTTTGCTAAACGTAAGTTGAAGATACTTACCGACAATGAAAAGACAATTGCACAAATTACCAAGTTGACTGGTAAAGATTTAAGCGACTTTCAATTTGAATTGCAGCAGGAGGTCTTAGACGGTGAAAATAGAATCAAAGTATTAAAGATTCAAAACGCCCGTGAAACAGTTGCCGAAATTACTAAACTCGAATCGAAAAGATTTAACGGGACTATAACGTTAAGTGAAGCCGAAATAAAAAAGGAAAAAGAGTTTTTAAAGATCAGAGTTCAATCAGCAGAAACACAAATCGCTATTCTTCAAAACGTAAACGACACAGCGATTGAGTTAGGGCAGAACACGCTTTCAAGACGAATCGAACAGATCAGGCTTGAAGGTGAAGCACGTAAGTTGGCAGCCATTCGATCTATTGACGATCAGGAAGAAGAGGCTTCTGCTATTGAACTTATCGAAGCGCAAACACAAGCAGCGATCAGAGCCGAACGGAAAAAGACAACAGACGAATCAATTAAGCAGATAACAGAGTATGTTGATGCGTTTACTGGATTGCTTACAAATCTTAATGATCTCAGCAGACAGCAAACAGAAAACCGAATCAATGACTTGACGGCACAACAACAAAAAGAGATTCAAAACATTAACGACACTTTCCAAACCGAAACACAAAAGCAAAGGCAACGTGAAGCGGCTGAGTTTAGATTTCAAAGACAGATTGCATTAGAAAAAAAGAAACAAGCAGTTGCTGATAAGAAGCTTGCAATTTTTAACGCTACTATAAACACCGCACGTGCAATTACTGCTGCATTAACTTCTACGCCTCCAAACATTCCATTATCTATCTTGGTTGGTATTGCTGGGGCGGCTCAAATCGCTGCAATCGCATCACAGCCAATTCCTAAGTTCGAAAAGGGTGGAGAGGTTAGAGGTAAGCGACATCGTGACGGTGGTACTTTGATCGAAGCAGAACAAGGCGAGTACATCATTAACCGTAACCAAACAAGACGGCACAGCGAAGAAATTTCTGCATTGAACAGATCGACTGCTGAGTTTCATCGACTGCTCGAACGTAAATACATTCAGCCTCGGATTGCTTCAATTCTTTCAGGTACTAACAGAAGATCGGATAAGGTAGTAGTCAATGCTACTTTAAACGCTCGGACTATGGAAGGCGAGTTGAAGGGATTGCGTAAAGACATCAGACGTTCGGCTTCTAAAGGCTACAAATCAAACCAAACAGATACACGCTATCAATGGCAAAGGAATTAAGATTTTTGTTAGACGGTGAAGATAGAGGTCAGCCGTTAAATCCTGAAGAATTTGGATGTAGAGTTAGTGAATCCGATCTAATAAATTCAAGGATTGTTTCTTTCGAGAATGATTTAGAGTTCGGTGGATTGACATATCAATACATTTTTGATCGCGTTGTTACCGATGGATATTGCCGTTTAATAAATGTACGAGTTGATTACAAATGTGCTTCAGGTTGGGAATTTTTAACGGACGGTTACATAGTTGTTACTGAGTGCAAGTTTGATTATGATCGTTGCAGGGTTTCAACTAAACTTTACGATTCGACATTCTCAACAAAGATTAACAACAACAAATCAATACCATTCTCACTAAGCAATAACCAAACTAAAAACCTTGAACCAATTACACCTCCTGCAAGACGGTTGTTGAAATTGTTTAATCCTGCGATACCAACAAGCATAAGCGAGGCTGGACGTGGTGTTTCTGTTTACGATGCGTTCAAGCACTTGGTCGGATGTATGACAGATAACTTGGTAGGTTTTGAATCGGATTTCTTTTTTACACAACCATCAGACACCGACACTATTTGCATCAGTAACGGTCGATCAATACGAACCAATCAAGACGTTGAGGTAGTTGTTACATTTGAGCAGTTGTACTCTCAACTGTTTAAGAAGTATGAGTTAGGAATCGGATTTGAAAGGACAGCAGCCAATACGCCTGTGTTAAGAATTGAGCCAGTTGAATACTTCTTTCAATTAAACGAATCGGCACAACTACTCAATCAGCCAAACGTAAAACTATCATTCGACACACCACGCTTATACGCATCTGTTCGATTTGGTAATGATCCAGTATTAGAAGCAAATGAAAGTAGTACAGATCAACCGCTTACATTTATTCAAACACCATTCAGGGGTTTTAGGAATGAATCGTTTGGATTTACTGGAGAATGTAACACAGATACCATCTTAGATGTTTCGTGTAATGATTTAGTGTTTGATACTAATACTATTGAAGATATTTTTAGAAACAACAACAACGCATTTGATCTTAATAACGTAATTGTTCAAGTGCAATACGTATCAAGCGCAACGCCATACTTCGAGGCTAAACAATATGATCCTTATGGTATTGGGCAAAGTGTATTTAATGGAGGATTTACAAATGAGAATGTTTCTGCAAACTGGATCAATGGTTATCCTAATTCTTTATTCTCGTTTTTAGAAGAAGGATTTGATCCTGCTACAACAGACTTTTTAGTACAGCCTAATGTTGCATCAGAAACTTTCAATGAAATAAGATTTGATGCAGACGGTGGTTATGTTTCTATACTTCAAGAAACTGGTCATAATGCCGTTTTTCTTACAGAAGTTTCTGATCCTAACAATCTTTTTGATTTTGATGCTTATAATGTTCCTTATGCAGGGTTATACACATTTTCGGCTGGGCTTGTTTTTGAAGCACTAAGGGTTGATGGATTTCCATTTGAAATTGATCCCGAAAACTATGGTAGAGATCGTAAGTTTTTTATTCAACAATATGACGCAACAGATCAATTTGTTCAAGAGTTTGTCGTAAATAATTCAGGATCTTCTAACATTAATGCTTGGAGTGAGTTAATAAATGTTCAATTTGTTTGCAATCAAGGTGACAAAATAAAAGTCAATGCTTCAGGAAAAAGAGCAACTCAAGTTGGTGGATTTCTTTCGCTTCAAAGGTTTTTAGATAATGCCACAGTTTTAGGCGTTGATAGGCAGTCTTACTTTACTGGATC